GGATTTGCCGTCGTATTACCACAATTTGTTGTACATTGCGATTTCAGCGAGCTTCGGCATCAAGGCAGGATCTAGTGCAATCAACATGTTTAAAAAATAATGACACTTAAAAAATATCAAAATAAAACAGGCGGATTAAACGATGCTGGAAGAAAACATTACGGTGTTAAGTCACCCGTTTCAAAAGGTACCAATCCAAGAAGAATTTCTTTCGCCGCTAGATTTGGAGGCATGAAAGGTCCTATGAAAAAACCTGATGGCAGCCCTACCCGTAAAGCACTTGCACTTAAAAAATGGGGATTTTCTTCACCTCAAGCAGCTACTAATTTTGCAAACAAAAATAAAAAAACAGTATAATGCCATTTAAATCAGAAAAACAAAGAAGATACTTATGGGCTAATGAGCCTGAAATAGCAAAGGATTGGACCGAAGAGTACGGAAGTACACCAGTTAAGAAAAAGGTCGGTGGTGTAGTTCAAACAACAGTTAAGCCAAGGGGATTTAACTTGATGTTGCCCAATAAAAGACCTATAACAAAAATATATTAGGAGAAAACTATGGTTGGAAAAATACACGCAAGAAGAGAAGCTCGTAAAACACCTGGTAAAAAATTTGGCACTACTACTTATAAATCTGGTGGCAGAGTTAAAAAAATGGGTGGCGGCGCTATGAAACAAGGTTACGATGCTAGACTAGATGATGCTTTAGGTGGAAAACATGGAAAAAAATCTCAATCTTTAAAAGCTAGAAGAAATGAATCTAAAGGCATGGAAAAAGCTATGGGTAAAGGTGCTTATTCTGGTGCTTCTACTATGGCTAAACGTGGCGGAGCAATTAGAAAAGCTAAGGGCGGAACAGCTAGAAAGAAATAATTTTTATGCGAGATGAGACCGCGATTTATCTAATTCTAAAAAGAGTTAGATCGCGCAAAGAAGATTTAAAAGAGATTATAGCTGCAGGCTTGCCAACTATGGACGAATATGTTAAAGCAGTTGGCGAGCATAAAGCTTACACTATAATGGAACAGGAGATTCAAGACCTGCAGAAAGAGGAAGACAATGACGGAGATACCAAAACGTAGATTTGCGTTAGAAGAAAAAGACTTAGCTGTTGAAGCTGATGAAAACAATAAAGTAGCAGAAGAAAAAGAAAATAGATTTCTTGCTAAATTACAAGCAGAGGCTACTGACAATATAGAACATTTACCTACAGAAAAAGTACTGGAGCGTTTACCTGATCCAACAGGTTGGCGGTTGTTAGTTTTACCTTATAAAGGACAAGGTAAAACAAAAGGTGGTGTAATATTAACAGATGAAACAATGCAAGAACGTGGCTATACAACAGTCACTGGGTTGGTTCTTAAAATGGGACCAGATTGTTATACCGACAAAGAAAGATTTCCAAATGGACCGTGGTGCAAATTAAATGACTGGATTATATTTGGTCGTTATGCTGGATCAAGGTTTGGAATAGAAGGTGGTGAAGTGAGAATACTTAATGAGGACGAGATAATTGCTGTGGTAAAAGACCCAGAGGATATCTTGCAATATAAATAAACAGGAGTAAAATATGCCTGCAACGATAGAAACGCAAGCTGAAGCTGACGAAAAAATGGTTGATCTACCTTCTGATGGAAGTTCTGTTGATGTCAAATTAGATGATACAGAAAAGAAAATTAATAAGGAAGACGATATTGAAGTAGTCAATGAATCTAAAGAAGTTGTTATAGAAGATAAAGCTGAAACAGCTTCTGAAGGTGAAATGGATGACTACGGGAAAAAAGTTCAATCCCGTATTGATAAATTAACTAAAAAAGTACGTGAAGCTGAAAGACGTGAGCAAGCTGCAATTCAGTATGCCCAAGGAGTTCAAGAACAAGCTAAAACTCTTCAAAATAGAGTAGGTAATCTTGATAGAGGATATGTTTTAGAATACGGCAACCGTGTTAAAGCTGAAACAGAAGACGCTAAAAAAAGATTAAAAGAAGCAATGGATGCTGGGGATGTTGATTCTCAGGTTCAAGCTCAACAAGATTTAGCAAGATTAGCTATTGAAAGTGAAAGAGTTAAAGTAACTGAAGCTAAAAGAGATAGGGTAAAAGCTCAAGATGGAGGACAACAAGTTCCTAATCAAGCTTATCAACAACCAGTAGCTCCAAAAGCTCCTCCTCCGCCAGATCCTAAGGCAGAAGATTGGGCTGAAAAGAACGAATGGTTTGGTAAAGATGAACCTATGACCTTGACATCTTTCTCAATTCATCGTAAACTAATGGAAGAAGGATTTGACCCGGCGTCTGATTCATATTATAGTGAAATAGACAAAAGGATGAGGGATACTTTTCCTCATAAATTTCAAAGTTCAACGCCGACACAGACGGTTGCATCTGTAAATAGAAGCAATCAACCTGCTAAGCGCAAAGGCACCGTGAGACTCACACCATCACAAGTTGCCATCGCAAAAAAATTAGGTGTGCCACTAAGCGAATATGCGAAATACGTGAAGGAGTAGGCATATGAATGATAAAGTAATGAAAACTAAACTACCATCACGCGAGTCAGAAACTAGGGCTAAACAAGAGCGTCCTAAAGTATGGACTCCACCGTCACAACTAGACGCACCACCTGCACCCGAAGGCTTTAAGCACAGATGGGTAAGGGCCGAAGCAGTAGGACAGATGGATCAAAAAAATGTATCCGCTAGACTACGAGAAGGATGGGAATTTGTCAGAGCTGATGAATATCCAACCAACGAATGGCCTCAAATTGATTCAGGTAAATATGAAGGTGTTATAGCTGTTGGAGGTTTAATGCTAGCAAGAATCCCTAATGAGATTGTTGAGCAGCGTAAACAATATTTTGCGAAAGTTACGCAAGATAAAGATGATGCGATTGCAAATGATCCTCTTAAGGAACAACATCCTAGCATGCCAATCTCGAAAGAGAGAAGCTCTCGCGTAACATTTGGTGGCAAGAAACCTAGTTAATAAGTTTCCTAACACATAGTTACACAATTTTAACACACTCGCGGTGAGTGTGTTTTTAAAAATTTTTTCAGGAGAAAAAATCATGGCTAATAATGATGCGCCATTTGGTTTAAGACCTGTAGGTGAATTAGGAAGCGGCATTCAAAATGGCGGTACTTCTAAATACAAAATTGCAGATGGCTATGCTACTGCGATTTACAAAGGAGATATCGTTAAGTTAGTTGCTGCAGGAACTATACAAGTTAGTGGAAACGCTGACACTGCGAACGTTGGAGTTTTCAACGGTTGTTTCTACAATGACCCTACTACACAAAAACCAACATGGTCAAACTATTACCCTGGTAGCATAACACCTACTGTGGGCGATATAGACGCGTTCGTTTACGATGATCCAAACATGCTCTTCGAAATTCAAGATAATGCAACTCTAGGACAAACTGCTGTTGGCGATAACGCTGACCAAGTTTATGCTGCGGGTTCTACTATCAATGGTCAATCTAAATCTGAGTTAGGTGCTGCTGCAGGCGGTGCTGCTCAATTAAGAATCATCAGAATTTCTGAAGATCCTGAAAACAGTGACATTGCTAGTGCTAATGCTAACTGGATTGTAAGATTCAACGAGCATCTGTACTATAACAATGGCGCTGGCGTATAAACCTAAGGAGATATTGAACAATGGTTATTTCAAGAATGCAATTGGTCAAAGAACTCGAACCTGGTTTGAACGCCCTGTTTGGTTTAGAGTACGACCGATACGAAAATCAAGACAAAGAAATATTCGATACAGAATCATCTGATCGTGCTTTCGAAGAAGAAGTAATGCTTGGCGGTTTCGCTAACGCAGCTGTAAAACCGGAAGGTCAAGGAGTATCATACGAAGATGCTCAAGAAACTTACACTGCTAGGTACACCAACGAGACTATTGCTTTAGCTTTTGCACTTACAGAAGAAGCTGTAGAGGATAATCTTTACGACAAACTTAGCACTCGCTATACTAAAGCATTAGCGCGTTCTATGGCTAACACTAAACAAGTTAAAGCTGCAAACATTCTTAACAGAGCGTTTAACAACTCTTATCTTGGTGGGGATGCAAAGGAGCTTTGTGCGACTGACCACCCAACTCTTAGTGGCGACCAAAAGAACGAGCTATCAACTGCAGCTGACTTAAACGAAACTTCGCTTGAGCAGATGTTAATTGATATTGCTGACATGAAGGACGAAAGAGGAATGAAAATTGCTCTTAGAGGTATGAAAATGATTATACCAGTAAACCTTCAGTTTGTAGCTGAGAGACTAATGAAATCTGCTGGTAGAGTAGGCACTGCTGATAATGATATCAACGCAATCAAATCAATGGGTATGGTACCTGAAGGATATGTTGTAAACAACTTCCTTACTGATACTGATGCGTTCTTCATTAAAACAGATGCACCTAATGGACTTAAACACTTTGTAAGAGCTCCAATTAGAACTGCTATGGAAGGCGATTTCGATACTGGTAATGTTAGATACAAAGCTAGAGAAAGATACAGCTTCGGCTGGTCTGACTGGAGAGGTATCTTTGGTTCACCAGGAGCTTAATTAATCTTTAAAGGGGCGAAATTAGTTCGCCCCTTTATCCTAGTAAAATAGTCACGGAGACTGGCTAGGCAGACGGTATAGAGACGACGTGACAAATGGCCTATACAGCCAAAGGAGTACAAATGGGTACAACAACTTTTCAGGGTCCGGTTAAAACGGGTCCAGTAATTAGCGGAGCCACATCAGGTGGTTATCGTGGTAAAGATTTAACAGACACTAACTGGGTTACCAACTCATTAGCTCGTTATTTTCAAGAACCAACAGCGGCAGATACAGACGGTATTTGCGCTACACAAACAACTTCAGCGGCAGCTAACTTGACATTAAACGGCGCTTTATGTGCTACTGTTAATGGCAATTCAATTTATGCACCAGCTCTTGGAAGTGCAGTTTCAACAACTGCTGACGGAGCGTGGGCAAGAAAAATTGGCATTACAAGTGATGCTAATGATTCAGGAATCACCTTCACTGTCACTGGAACAGATGTTAATGGAAAAGCTTTAAGCGAAACTATAACAGGACCAAATAGTGGAACTGTGTATACTACTAATAGCACAGCAGCGAACTTTAAGAGCGTAACTAAAATTGCTACAAGTGGTGCTACCACTGGTAATATTACCGTGGGAACAGCGGCTGTGGCAGCAGATGTTTATTGCAGAGCGTTAGGAACTATTCCTTACCAATCTACCATTACTGGTATTAAGGTATGGGTGGCAGAAGCGTTTAATGCTGGAACAGCAGATCCAATGGAAATTGGAAAATCTGATGATCCGGATTATTTAGCAGACATTGCTACTGGTGTTATGCGTGCAGTTACAACTACTGGTAATACTGGTGGAGCTGTAACTGTGGATGCTACACAAACTGCAACGTGGAAAAGTGTATTTCAAGCAGAGACTGGTTCAGACGGAGTTTCTTATAACTCAGATGTCCAAGCAGTATTGACTTATACTCCAACTGGAGCATTATCTACAGCTGGTCAAGCATGGATCAAGATTGACTTTATGCAAGGTAAAAACCTTGCTTCAGGAGATACTTGGTAAAATAATATAACCGTGGGTGGGGAGTAATGGCCCCACCCTTGTACAAGGGGAATTAAAAATGGCACAATACGTAAAAAAATTATTTGATGGAGATAGAAAAGCTATCTTTTCATTCACCGCTAAAATAGCATCTACTACAGCTGAAACATATAAAGTTGATGCATCAGCACTTAATGCAAGAGCTGATGGAACAGCTTGTACTTATGTAAATATAAATAGAATGTGGTGGAGTTCTAGTGTAACTGCTCCTGCTAAACCACTTATAATAGAGTGGGATAACAGTGGAACAAATCCAGTTGCATGGTCTTGTAATCATGCTCAGGATGTGGACTTTAGTTCTATAGGAACTTTACAGAACACAAAAGCAACTAACTATTCTGGCGATGTTCTGATTAACTTTTCTTCTGTTACTAACGATGATACTGCTAGTATAGTTATTGAGTTTATAAAAGAATACGACGCTATCTCGTAGAGGTTTAAATGGCTTATTCAGGTACGAGAACATTTAACCTCTCGATAGAGGAAATTATAGAAGAAGCATTTGAAAGATGCGGTCTTGAAGTAAGAAGCGGTTATGATTTAAGAACTGCTAGAAGATCTTTAAACCTTATGTTTTCTGATTGGGCTAATCGTGGTTTAAATTTATGGACCATTGATTACGCAACACAAACAATGACTGCTGGTACAAATTATTATGCTGTTGATCAAAAAGTTGTAGATATTATTGACGCAACAATAACAACGACAGCTGATGCAACTGCAAATTTAGATGGTGATCAAAATACTACAGATGTAGCAATCACTAAAATTTCCAGAACAGAATATATGAATTTAAGCAGAAAGAGAGAAACTAACACAGGTGATGCTAGACCAACACAATTTTGTTTAATTAATGGTCAAGTGACTGTTAATGGATCTACTAGCACAGGAAGACCTGAGCACGACATGACTTTATTTGTTTATCCTAACCCCGATAAAGCTTACATAATGAAGTATTTCTATATAAATAGAATCATGGATGCAGGTGCCTATTCAAATACTGCAGATGTGCCCTTTTATTTTCTTCCTTGTTTAGTTTCTGGATTAGCTTATTATGTTTCTTTAAAAAGAGCACCGCAGATGGCTGCGGGATTAAAAGCGGTATATGATGAAGAATTTGAGAGAACCGCTGATGCTAACCGAGAAAGAGTCTCGTTTAGAGTTAAACCGGCGCAAGCGTATATACCATAGGAGGTAATATGCCAATATGTAAACATTGTGACCATGAATGTCATTGTAGCAACGGCGGATCATGCTGTGGTGGACAATGCAGTTGTGGAAACTGTGAATGTAAAAAGGAGGACTAATGAGTAACCCACATTGGAATAAACAAACAACTAATACTCGTGATGCATCTACTAAAAAAATAGGTCATTACGGTAGAGGTCAAATAAGTACACCTTCCATTATTAAAAATGTTGGAGCAGCAACTGATAAAGGAAATGCACCAACAGGAACTAATAAAGAGTTAGGTGGAGAAGAAATTAAAATTGCTAAAGGGACTATTAGTGGAACGGCTCAAGGAATGGGTGCTGCCAAAAAAGGTGGTAAATATCATTGGGTTGGACCTAACGATAGTAAATGGTAGTATAATAAATGGCTTACGCTAAAGGAAAATATGCAATAGCTATTTCCGATCGTAGTGGATTACAATTTCCCTACAACGAAATGGTGAAAGAATGGAATGGTATGTGGGTCCATACAAGTGAGTATGAACCTAAGGCACCTCAATTAATGCCTCATGAACATATTCCAGATCCTCAAGCGTTAGAACATCCAAGACCTGCACGTATAGCACCAGCAACTACTCAATTACTTCCGCCAGATCCGTTTAGATTTACAGCTGGAAGTAAAAGTGTTTCTATTTTTGCTCCAGGCCATACTTATACAACTTCTGATACAATTATGTTTTGGAATGCAACAAATAGTGGAACTGAAGGAACCACAACCCAGTTTCAAGGAATGGGTGTAACAGGAACTAATCGTTTTGGTGTACCATCTTCAGAATTAACAGCAGCTGCAGGATTTACTCCAACAAGTGTAACAGATGATTTTATTAATATAACAATTACTTCTACTCCTTCTGACACTGGTGCAGCTGGAGGAAATGTGGTATTTATTGGACCAACTACGGTGAGCGCATGACAACTTACACTGAATTAGTACAACAAATAAGAGATTACACTGAAACATCTAGTGATGTATTAACTGATACTATTGTCAATGATATTATTGAGCACACTGAAAACAAAATTTTAAGAGATATAGATTTACCTGTTTTTAGATCTTATCAATATTCTAACTTTACAGTAGGAAATGGTTTTATAACTTTACCTGGGGGAGGAACTACAATTCCTACTCAGTTTTCTGTTATAAGAAGTGTTATGATATATCCTGCTGCTGGCACAGGAGATAGAACATATTTAGAACAAAGAGATGTTACATTTATGAATGAATATTGGCCAGATAGAGATTCTACAGGAACACCAAAATATTATTCACAATGGGATTATAATACTATATATGTAGTTCCAACGCCAGCTACCGCTAATTATGTAGAAGTAGGGTTAATTAAATTACCTGACAGATTAACTTCTACAAATAGTAATACTTGGCTTGGTGATAACGCACCTGCACTTATGTTGTATGGCTGCCTTGTCGAAGCTTTCAAATATTTGAAAGGTCCAGCAGAAATGCTGCAAATGTATAATCAATCGTATGAAATGGCTTTACAAGAAGTCGCTGCGCAACAAATTGGTCGCGGAAGACGTGATGAACATCAAAGTGGGGTTATTAGAATGCCACGTCCATCATTCTTACCAGGCTTTAGTAAACCAGGTCCAACAGGACCTATAGAAGGAGGACAATAAAATGGCAATATCATCATCAACTGTAACAACAAGTTTTAAAACTCAGGTGTTACAAGGAACGCACAATTTCACTGCTTCCAGTGGTGATACTTTTAAAATTGCTTTGTACACTAACTCTTCATCTTTAGCTGCTTCAACAGCTACTTATGGCGATGGTACAGCAACTAACGAAGTATCCGGTTCTGGTTATTCAGCAGGTGGAAATACTTTAACAAGTGTTACACCAGTAGCAGATGGAACAACTGCGGTATGTGATTTCGCAGATACGTCTTGGACTTCAGCAACTATTACAGCTTATGGCGCTTTGATCTATAACAGTTCAGAGAGTAATAAATCTGTATGTGTGTTGAATTTCGGTGGGGACAAAACTTGTACAAGTGGTACTTTTACAATTCAATTCCCAACAGCTGACGCATCTAATGCTATCTTAAGATTAGCATAGGAATAACATGGCGTTAGTATTAAACGATCGTGTAAAGGAAACGACGACAAGCACTGGCACAGGCACTATAAATTTAGCAGGCGCTGTTTCAGGGTTTGAAGGTTTTGTAGCTGGAATAGGTAATTCAAATACTACCTACTACGCTATTGCACACCAAAGTGCAAATGAGTGGGAAGTAGGACTAGGAACTATTACAGACGCATCACCGGACACTTTAACAGGTAGATCAGTAATCTCTAGCTCTAACAGCGATAGTGCTGTTGATTTTAGCGCAGGGACAAAAGATGTATTTTGTACGTTTCCAGCAAGTAAAACAATGGACATGACACTAACTACTGCAGGAGATATTTTGTATGCCTCCGCAAATAATACACCAGCAAGGTTAGCGAAAGGTTCAGCACTCCAAGTTCTACAGATGAACGCAGGAGCAACAGCACCAGAATGGGCAACATCAAGTGGCGTAAGTGCCGGCTTTGTAATTGCAATGTCTGTGGCGCTATGATATAGGTAAGGTATGGCACAGGATTTTGAAAGAGCTGTTGCAGCGGATGGTTCGGGAGACGTAGCTATTGGTACAACTGCACGTACTATAATAACTTCTAACTCAGACGACGCTATAATAGGCATAAGATTAGCAAACATAGTAACACAAACAATTCAAGCAGATGTCTATATTACTAGCACAGCTAGTGGTGGATCAGCTGATTCTTACATTGTAAAAAATGTAAGCATTCCTCAAGGATCTAGTATAGAATTGATTGATGGCGGTTCAAAAGTTGTGCTTCAAAGCACTGACGTTTTGAAGGCAAAATCTGATACAGCGAATAGTTTGAATGTTTGGGTATCGTATATAGATAGTATAAGCACGTAGGAGAGTCATGGCGTATATAGGTCCAGGTAGTTCAAGTGAATTTAAATCAATGGCAACTCAGACTATTACTGGTGATGGTTCTGCTCAAAGCTTTTCTTTAAACCAATCAGTTTCTGATTCTTCTTCTGTAAGATTCGTAGTTAATAACGTTGTTCAAAAACCAGATGT